TCCTAAGAAAGAACCAGTAAATGAACCAGATAGTTGAGCTGCTAAATCAGCACCACTCAATGATCCAGTTGAGTCAAATACTTGTGTTGTTAATTGTCCATCAGTAATTTTAAGTTCTGTAGTACCACCATCCGCAGTTGGGAATGTTATAACAGATGTTTTAATTGGAGCAGGATCCCCATTAGGGTCACTAAATGCAAACGCACCATTATTAAATCCAAATGAACCACTTGGCATTTTGATAGTACTGTTACTTAAATAGATATCTCTGAATCTAAGTGTTGCTGAACCCAAATCGTAAGCTTCGTTGGTATCGGGTATTAAATGTGATTGAACTTCAGCGATTTGTATAGAACCACTAAAGGAACCACTATAAATACCACCATCAGGTAGTGTAAAAGTAGAACCTTCTGCGAACGTTAACGAACCGGAAATTATGGGACTGTGTATAATCATTTTTCTTTATCCTTGTTTTTGTTTATATTATTTTTTTATTAAATGTCTCCTCCATCAACGGAAGCTATAACAGTTGCAAAAGGAGTACCAGTTACATCACCCAAAAATTGAGTTGAACCACTAACTACTGCCTCAGCATCTAATCTTGTTTTTACTGCGTTATCAAATCCACTAATGCTACTTGCATCAACTGAACCACTAACGATATGTCCACCTTTACCAACAACAACATGACCAGATGCCGCAGCTGGGAAGGTAATGGTTACGGTATTGGTATTAGTAATTCTAAGTGATTGTGGTATAATTTGGTAATCATCTGCATCATATACTTGAACCAATGGAGTATCGGTATCTAAGTTGTGATTTACTACCCATGTTGATGAATCCGAGAAAGATGCCTTAATTGTTGCTGCTTGGTCAACCGTTATGTTGGTTAACTGAGAACCATCTCCTTTGAAAAAAGAAGCAGTGATTGCACCATCTACATTAATACTACCACTATAATTGTTTGTAATTATTTCTTGTACTTCATCTACCGAACCTGATTTACGAAGAAAGACTTTACCGTCATAAACGTTAATTGCTAATTCTCCTGCGGATAAATCGGAAGTGGTTGGTTTAGAACCTTGTGCAAGACTTCTTTTTAATTTAATAATTTGAGCCATTTAATTATTCCCTATTTGTTAATTTGTTGTTTTAGTTGTTCTACTTCTGATGATAATTCTTTAATGCCCTCTATTAAAAGTGATACTAACTTATCGTATTTTACGGCTTTATACCCATTTTCTCTCGTATCTACTAATTCAGGTAGAATTTCTTCGATTTCTTGAGCAATAACCCCATAATCCTTACCTTTATAAATATGTTGTTTTTCCACATTCCAATCAAAACTATACCCACCAATTGAGTTAATTTTTTGTAAAGGATTTTGGATTGGTAAAATATTATCTTTTAACCTTCTATCAGAGGATGCGAATGCAATTACATCTTCACCAACATTAAGAGTTTTTGCAATACCAACACCACCACTAACGATAACTCCACCAGTTGTTATATTTGTTGATTGAGTTGTGTTTGAGAATGTTATAATTCCAGTTGCGGTATCAGTTGTATCACTTCTTAAATATTTACCATCGGTTTGGGTAGTGATATCAAATGAAGTAATATACCCAGCACCATTTGTTAATTGGTTGTTGTTGGTTGGAATAGTTGGTTTATCCGTAATACCAGTATATGATATTTGAGATGAACCACTAACCAAATTATTTGAAGCGGATGCAACAGGTTCGTATGCAGTTGAATCAAATGCATTTGAACCAAGAGTTCTTTGAGATACTATATTTCCAGCACCTACTACAAAAGCAGCAGTTGCACTTCCAGCGGATGGAATATCTTCTAGTGCAAGTGCACCAAAAATAGTTGTATTACCATTTGATGAGATTACTATACCATCTCCGCCACCTGCGGTTAATAATGAAATACCAGTATCAGAAACTATGGCGGTTCCGGCAACAGAATCATATGTTATGTACGAACGAGATAAACTACCCGATGTTAATTCTATTCGGTTGAGTGAACCAGTATTTACTTGTATATCTGCCAAGTTAAATGAAGCATGAGTAGTATCAATATTAGCTCCAGGTTCAGGAGTATATCCATCGTAGAATTTAAAGATACCACCATCGGATGCATCTCTGAAGATACCAGCGTGAGCATAAGTACCATCATTATAGTTACCTGCCCAACCTAAATCAACATTTGTATCGCCGGAACCACTATTTAGATAAATCATATTATCTTCAATAGCAAGATTGGTAGTATTGATTATAGTTTCAGTCCCTAATACAGTTAAATCACCATAAATAGTTACATCAGAACCAAAAGAACCAGTACCATTGATTTGTATATCTTTAAATACTACATCCGAGGTAGTTGATAAGTTTTGGTTTATTGTATCTAAGTTTGCTTTGTTTGTATGTGTATGAATATCACCTTCTAATGAATCTATTCTCGTATCTACCGAAGATGAGAATGTGGTGAAATCTTCATTTGAGGAAGAAAGAATACCACTATTGTTGGTAATTTGAATAGACTCACTAACTAAAGTATGAGTTGAAGAAGCAATTTCTTCATATAGAGAATCAACCGAAGCGGTAAATGTTTCTATATTATCTAAACGAACATTCTGTGTACCTTGATTGGTATCATTTGATGATGTATATGAGTTTAGTGAACTCAAAATATCGATTACTTGAGATGACCCACTAACTATTCCACTTGGGATGTTTGATATAAGTGGATATGATATTTGTTCCGAACCACTAACCAACGTATGAGTAGCAGATGATATTTCTTCATATAAAGAATCAACTGAACCAGTGTAAGTTTCTAAACTATCTAATCTACTATTCTGAGTAGTATTTAAAGTATCATTTGATGATGTATATGTGTTAAGTGAATCTAATATACCAATTACTTGAGAAGAACCACTAACAATTCCACTTGGAATATCTAAGATAGAAGGATATGAAATTTGAGATGATCCACTTACTACCCCACCAATTACATCTGCGGTAATAGTATCACCTACTCTTGTTAAATCAATAGTAGATGTATCACTAAACGTTAAAGGATTTTCGGAAGTTACTCCTTCTAATAAATCAATTCTACTATCGAATGATGAAGAATCAGTTGTATATGTTGTTGTATCTAATTTTAAATCAATAGAATCTTGTAATGATTGGGTTGCAGTGTTTAATTCCGTTTCAGTTACAAATCCTGTATCTAAAGATGATGAGAATGATTCTAATAAATCAATTCTATTATCTACTGAAGATGAAAATGAAGTAAATCCACTTACTGAATCTATTTGTACTTGAGATGAACCACTAATTACACCATCATTATCCAATTTAGTTTTTACTCGTAAATCGGTATAATAAAGATTGGTCATTTCAAATAAATCAGAGGTAGTTGCCGTTCCTAAATAAGAACCACTATGTACATTCTCTGCTGCTAATCTTAAATCTATCTTAGAATCAATATTTGAATCAGTAATTACATTATCGGCAGTGGTTATAATTCTTGTTTCAGAACCTAAAGGGCCGGCAATCCAAGAATCAGTTGTACTATCCCATAATAAAGAACCACTTGTTAGAGTACCATTAGTATCTTTTACTAAAATACCACCATTGGTAGCAGAACCACCATAGTTAAGTTCTATTACATTATCTTCTACATTTAAGTTTGTAGTATTAATAGTTGTAGTTGTACCATTTACAGTTAAATCCCCACTAATGATTAAATCACCACTTATAGTATCACCTGATACGTTTACATATCGTGTATCAAGTGAAGAAGTTACTTGGTCTGAACCACTAACTAATCCATCAGGTAAAGTTGGTGCAATACCAGTTACACCATCTATAAAGTGTTGAGAACCAGTATCTAATGTTAAAGTTGCTTCCCCACTGTCTGCACCACCACTTAAACCATCACCAGCGGTTACTCCAGTAATATCGGCTGCCCCAGCAATTTGTACATATTCATTTACATATGTTTTAACTGCACCAGCGGTTAATAAAACACTATCGTTAAAACTACCAGTATCTAAACTAATATCAACTGAGTTTGATACATGATAGAATGCAGCTGAACCTAATTCAGCTTGAATAATTTCATTAGAAGAACTTAATAATAAAGTAGTAAATTCATTTTGAGATGAATCAACATCTAATGAAGTTAGTGATAATCCAACAAAAGTTGGTTCTGATGTGATTGATAATCCTAAATCAGTTGTAAATTCTATTCCATTAATACTTGCGGTTAAAATACCTTGATTATCAGATGAATAAACTGAACCACTAACTACATTATCTAAATCTAATTTAGTTTTTACATTATTATCAAAGTTAGTAATTGAATCAGCATTAACTTGTACTGAACTTGATATTACACCATCTAAATCTAATTTAGTTTTTACTAAAGTATCAGTATAACCAACTTTTGAGTTGTTAGATGTAATATCAGATGATTGTTGTGTTGTAATTGTTGTTGGTTGATTTTGAATAGAGTTATAATCTACTTGAGATGAACCACTAATTACAGTTTCTAAATTTAATTTTGTTTTAACTAACTCATCTGTATAACCAACCTTTGAGTTGTTAGAAGTTATTTGATTCGCTTGTTCGGTAGTAATAGTTGTTGGTTGATTTTGAATAGAATTATAATCTACTTGAGATGAACCACTAACTAAAGTATGGGTTGAAGAACCAATTTCTTCATATCTTAAATCCAATGATTGAGTTACTTGGTCTGAACCACTCACTACATTATCACCATTAGTGTTTAAGAACTCGTTATCCAAAGATGCCGAGAATGTTTCTTGTGCATCTAATCTTGAATCTACGGAAGAACTGAAAGTTCCTTCAATAAAATCTAATCGTGAATCTACCGAAGTTGAGAAGGTTGTTTCTATCTCATCTAAACGAATATCTACTGAACTTGAGAATGTTGTAAAGTTTTCGTTAGAAGATGAAAGTAATCCACTCCCATCAAGTATTTGAGATGAACCTGATATTACATTATCGAGATTCATTTTATCTTTTACATTTGAATCAAAGTTGGTAATAGTATCTGCATTTACTTGAGAAGAACCACTTACAATTCCATTTGGAATGTTTGATAATCCAACATAAGATACTTGAGATGAACCACTCACTAATGTTGGTTTGTTTGTAATATTAGTAAAATCAACACTATCCGCAGTTACACCTGTTAATTCAGAACCATCACCTTTAAATCCAACCGAAGATGAAACTTTTCCATTTAATTCAAATAATTGGTCTGTATGATTCCATGTAATAGATTTGTTTGCCCCATCAATAATTAATCCAGCTCCATCTGCTTCTGCAGAAGTAGTTGAACCACTTGCTATTGTTAAAGTTTTATCTTCAATAAAAGTTTCAGTAGTATTCAAAGAAGTTTGAGTTCCTTGAACAGTTAAGTTTCCTAATACAATTAAATCATTACCACTTACATCAATTGAAGTTTTAAGTGATGAAGTATATGCATGAATTTGTGTAAGTTGGTCATCTACTGAAGTTGAAAATGTCGTTTCAATCTCATCTAATCTTGAATCTACCGAAGTTGAAAAGGTTGTTTCTATTGTATCAACTCTACCATCAATTGAAGATGAAAAAGTTGTAAAGTTTTCGTTTGAAGAAGAAAGTATTCCACTTCCATCTGTAAATTGAGTTGAACCACTAATCAAAGTATGAGTAGCAGATGCAATTTCTTCATATAGTAAATCTAATGAAGAAGTTACTTGGTCTGAACCACTAACTACACTATCTCCATTAATTTCTAAATATCTTAAATCTAATGAAGAAGTTACTTGGTCTGAACCACTTATAACATTATCACCGTTCGTGTTTAAGAATGTATTATCTAATGATTCTGAAAATGATTCTTGTGCATCTAATCTTGAATCTACCGAAGAACTGAAAGTTGTTTCTAAAGTATCTATTCTATCTTCAAAATCAACATCAGTTTCGGTTAATGATGCAGATAAAGATGAAGTTGCTTCATGTAATTCAGTAGTTGTTACAAATGTATCATCTAATGAAGATGAGAACGATTCTAATAAATCAATTCTATCTTCGTGCTCTGAACCAGTTGATTCCAATTCAACTACTCTACCTTCGTGGTCAGATGCAGTAGAAAATAATTCAGTTATATTTGTTTCATTCAAAGAACTTGTAGATTCTACCTCATCTAAACGAGTATCTACTGAACTTGAGAATGTTGTAAAGTTTTCGTTAGAAGATGAAAGTATAGTACTTCCATTTGTAATTTGAGATGAACCACTAACTAAAGTATGAGTTGAAGAAGCAATTTCTTCAAATGTAGTAGAAAGTGATGCAGTAAATGTTTCTATATTATCTAATCTGTCATCTTGAATACCTTGTTCGGTTTCAATTGAACCAGTTTCAGTTTCAATGCTGATTAATCTTAAATCAGTTGATGATGTATATGTGTTTAAGATACCAAATCGTGTATCTACTGAAGATGAGAATGGTGTAAAGTTTTCTGTGTTATTTACATTAATTTGAGAAGAACCACTAACTACATTATCACCATTAATTTCAAGAAATGTATTATAACCACTTATTTGTTGAGAAGAAGAAACAATATTACTATCAGGTAAAGAAATATTTTCAATTGATGCAGAAACTACATATAAATTATTCCATTTTTTAGAAGTGGAACCCAAATCAAACTCTGCCGATGAGGATGGTAGTAAATTTGAATCAAATTGACCCGTTACTGTAATTGTATCAGATACTTCATCACCAACATAGATATTACCACTTAAAGTTATATCCTTTACTGTCAAATCGCCAGTAAGTATCATATTGTTTGCAGTGATATCACCGGTAAATGAAATACTACCTGTGTTTTCTCCTATTTTTACTAGGGTTATGAATCCTGAAGTTGTACCTACTATTAACGTAGTATCATTTTGGTTAAAAAATAACTCAGATTCTACGAGAGAGATTGGGGTAGATATACCTCTTCTTAATTTTAATATTGTAGCCATTTAAATTTCTTCCTAATTATTACATATAAATATAAATGTATTGAAATTGTGGTTCCAAAAAAGATATTACCACTTATATAAGTATAGAATAACTAAAAGATATAAAAAAACCCCTCACATTTCTGAGAAGGGTTTAGTTTTAAAAAGTATATTCTAATTAGAACGTACCACCATCCAATTCGTTAGAAGCAACGAACGATGCACCATTCCATTGAATTACATCACCAGCGTTAGAAGGTACTATTGAAGTTAATTGTTTGTTAGCATCTGCAAATAAGAATGAAGAAGTAGATAAACCATCAACAATAACATCACCACTAAACGTTGCATCAGTACCATCATCAGAAAGTACAGAATCAACTAATAATCCATTAGCATCTGATTTCTGAACGAAGTTAGCAGTTGGTGCAGAATTTAATCTTGCGAATTCTTTTTCAGAACCCAAAGCCCCACCTGTCCAAACATCATTAGTACCATTCCAAAGTAGAGAACCACTTGCTGTATTTGGTGCAGTTGAATCAGTAACTAATAAACCAGCAGTAGTTTGTGCACCACCATAGTTTAATTCGATTACGTTATCACCAATTTGTACAGTAGTTGAATCAACAGTTGTAGTTGTACCTAAAACTGAAAGGTTACCCGTTACAGTTAAGTTTCCACCAACAGCTGCATCAGAAGTAACAGATAAGTCATTTCCAATAGTTACATCGGAAGGTAAACCTACCGTATAAGATACACCACCACCAATAGCTTGAGAAGTAGTTCCAGTAATTTCAATTTCGTTAGCAGTTCCACTAACAGAAATTGTTGTATTACCTTGTACTGCATTCCCTGCAGATGAACCATAATCAACTTCGATTGAGTTATCAGCTCCGTTAAGAGAGATACCTGTTCCAGCTACATCAGCGTTCAATTTAGTAGCAGCAACACCACCATCTACGATTGTTACATTTCCACTAGCAACTGCGAAGTTGGTAGATGAGAATGAAGCAATACCTTTAGCAGCGGTAGAAGCATCAGAAGCGTTAACTGTAATTGTGTTATCAGTTACATCAACTGATATTGCAGTTCCACCAGCAAATGATAAATCATCATTTAATAAAGATACTACATCGTTTCCAGTTGAACCAGAAATACGTAAATCAGTTACTAATCCACTTAAACCTGAACCATCACCTTGGAATGAACCCGTAAAAGTTGAAGTTCCAGCAGTATCTCCAAAATCATCACCACTTACTCTACCAGTACCGAAATCAGTAGCTTGGTCAGCAAGTAAAGAAACAACTTGTGCAGAACCAGAAACAACACCACCTTTAAGTTCAGCAGAAACAACACCAGCAGAAACAGTCATTTCAACATTTGCGGTTGAAGCAGAAGAAGAAACTATGTTGTTAGTTGCGTTTACTGTACCATTAGTAGTACCGAAGAAGTTAGTTGAATGAACCTCAGCCAATGTTCTAGTAGCAGAACCTAAATCAATAGAATCAGTTACCGAAGGAATTATATCAGAAGTAATTTCACCACCAAATGAGATAGTATCAGAAGTAGCATCACCAATAGTAATGTTACCACCTAATACAAGGTTACCATCAATTTTAGCGTTTCCAGTAATATCTAAAGAAGAACCAGAGATACCATTTGTAACGATATCGTTTCCAACTAAGTGAGCGATTGTTTGAGTTGAACCAGAAACAATTCCTCTACCAGTTGTTTCGAATCCAGTTGCCAATGAAGAAGAGAATGATTCTAAACCATCTAATCTATCATCTTGAACACCTTGTGCAGTATCAATAGAAGCAGTGGTTAATTCTAAATTATCCAATCTACCATCTTGAACACCTTGTGCAGTTGCAATCGAACCAGTTGCAGCTTCTAATGAAGTTAATCTACCATTTTGAACACCTTGTGCTGATTGAATTGAACCACTTTCGGTTTCCAATGAAGTTAATCTACCATCTTGAACACCTTGTGCAGCGTTAGAAGAAGTTACAAATCCAGCAAATGCTGTATCGTTTGTAGTATCTACTGAGTTAATTAAAGTTACAATTTCAGCGAATGAATCTTTATCAGCATCAGATGATAATAAGATTGCATCTAATGTAGCTTGTTGACTAGAAGCTGTAGCGAATAATTCAGTATCGTTAGCTTCTGCAGAAGCACTAAATGTTTCTAATGAAGTTAATCTTCCATCAATGTTAGAACCAGCACCAACCGCAGATTCTAAAGCAGCAGTACGAGAATCAGCTGAAGAAGAATATGCAGTAAATCCAGTTACTGAATCAATCTGTACTTGAGAAGAACCAGAGATTACACCATCGGCATCTAATTTAGTTTTAACTCGTGTATCAGTATAATAAAGGTTTGTACCTTCAGCAACATCATCAGTATCAAATCCTGTTAAATCAGCAGCATTTAATACTACTTGAGATGAACCAGAAATTACACCTTCTGCAGTTAATTTAGTTTTAACTCTTACATCAGTATAATAAAGGTTTGTACCTTCTGCTATTTCATCAGTAGTTAATGCATCAATTGTAGAATCAAATGCAGCAGATACTGCAGATAATTCAGTATCAGTAGCAAATCCATCACCTAAAGAAGATGAGAATGTTTCTAAGTTACCTAATCGTACATCTTGCGCATCATCACTAGCTTTTAGTGAAGAAGAGAATGTAGAGAAACCAGTAGTATCTCCAATTGTAATTTGAGAAGAACCAGAAACTACTGAATCTCCTTGAACTTTTAAAAATCCAAGTCCATCAATCTGTGCAGAAGAAGAAACGATTCCAGTTCCACCAGTGTTTGCAGTTGCTTGTACTTCTACGTTACCACCCTTTTTAAGGATATAGTATTTTTTTTCTGAGGTGTTGTAAAATGGAATACCATCAATAGATGTATCATAAGCAGCTCCAGTTAAATCTGGTGTTGTTGCTCCTGTCAATATCTTGTTTGCTGGTGTTACCGCTCCACCTTCTGTACCAACGAATAATAGACCTGTGTCTATTGCTGAAACTGAAGAACCTGTTACTACAAGTAATTCTGCTTTTCTTTTGGTAGCAGATGCAACGCTTTCCAAGACCCCTTTTCTGTGTCTTATAATTTGTGCCATATTTGTTTTTCCTATTTTTGTTTTTAATTTAGTCTAACGAAAACCTTTATTGAAATTTTTGGATCATTTGCCCCATTATAAAAACCACTATATAGTGATTTATTTTGTATAAGTATATAACTTATTTTATTTATTATATATCTCCACCATCTAATGTGGTAACTATTACAACTTTTTCTACACCATCTTCAAAATGAGCCGAACCGGTATCTAATGTTATAATCAAATCTCCACTTGAACCACCTCCCAATAATCCAGAACCGGCTGTAACAGAACCAATATCACCAGCTTGAGCGGTAAATCCATTAAATCCATTCCATTCAATACTATCTTCATGTTCATCTCCAAAATTGGCGAATGTTTTAGTAGCTTGATAAGTTAGTTGTGTTTCTTGACACCAAGCTAGTTGATTATTTGCAACACGTGAAGCAGATTCGGATATCATTAAATCAAATGTATCAAATGTTCTAAAAGAACCCGATACAGATGCTGCCAATTCATTAAATGAACCAGTTGATATAGTATTTACCTGTTTATCTTGAATTAATACTGCCATTTACACTCCTACTATTTTACCTTTTATTAAAAACAATTCATTAGTTATACCACTAATATCATTAATAATAGGTTCAACCAAATTTATTATTATATTATTTTCACTAATTACCACATTATAATAATCAGATGAAATTTTAATGTTAGAAAAGTATATATCAATATAATCTTCTAATTTATCAACTTTAACATCCTCAAAAACAAATTTTTTGTTTATAAGATTTAAAGTAAACAATAATCCATTATTAGATATAGAATCAGGTATTAAGGTATAAATCCATGAATCGTTTATTACTTCATTTACCAAATTCTTAAATCTTAATTTATCGTTAAATGGAGTTATTATATTTGGTTTAAGATTACTCATACTAAATCAATATCTCCCTCTAATTTTATATCATCAGTTATTTCTAAATCATATGCCCCAACAAAATTAGATTTTAAGAATTTTATATGAAAATCCTTACCAATGTGTTCGGCTATATAATCTTTTTCTAAAATATACTGACCATTTATAAATATATCAAATCTGGCGTGTTCATTACGATATGGTCGTATAAATTTAGATAAATCTTTTAATTTACCATTTTCAAGTTTCCATATCCAATATAAAGGATGTACCATATTGTGTACTATCAACTTATATTCATCCGGTTCATGAACTTCTTTTAGTATTTTTTGTAAATCTTTTATCATAGTTCAATAAACTTCCCCGTCATACCAACTTCATCAGTATTTTCAATAGTATAACCTAATGTTAATGGAATAAAGGTAAATACTATTTCTTTATTAGAATAATCATATAAATATGTATATGTAGTATGTCTAGCATGAACTCCATTAATATAAACTCTAAACCAATCATTGGTATCAAAAGAACCTTGAAGTTCAGGTGGGAGTTTTGGTAATTCTACATTTGTTAATTTTACAGTTTCACTATCAATGAACTCGGCCTGTTTAGAACCTCTAATTGACATAAAATCAATTATATCTGAGTATTCGTTGTACATTTTTTGAGTTTGGTTAGATTGATTACCCAATCCACCTGTTAAATCAGTTTCCATACCCCAAACTACCTTTTTAGGTGATAGGGATTTTTTATGAGTTAATTCATTATCAAATTTTTCGGGTAGAAGGTATGCATTTACTACCATTGTAAAGGTAGTACGAACCACTCTCTGAGAACCTTCTCCAACTTCGGTAGTATTATCGAAAGAATCTATACGAACTCTAAATTTGAACCCACTTTTATCTCCCCAATACTCATCAGTTGCATATTGGAACGCCTCAACTATCGCATTCATATGTTCTGTGAAATCAGTCCATATCATTACCTCATAACTAATTGTTACGTAATCGGGCATGGTGATATTATATTGTTCAACCGGTCTTTGAGTACCAAACATTGCAGAAAATCTATCGTATTTGTGTTTTTTTGAGAATTTAGTAACAGTTGGGTAAAAAACATGTCGATTCATTGAAGAAGCCATCTGGTCATCACGAACAACTGAATTTCTCTTAAACATAATAAGAGGAATTTGAATTTGGCCTTGTTTATCTCTAAGGTATCCATCCTTTCTAACGGCTTTCCAACGTTCGGGGTTACCATACATCACCGGAACCTTAGTTTTCTCTCTAAACACCTCTACGGTGGGTACAACGGTATCTATCATGTGTTCGGCAATTGCCATATCAACATCATATAAACGAACACCCCTACCCGTTTCGATAGGTTCTCGTTTTATCTGCTCTCCACGATTGATATTCGTGTTTTTTAGTGGGTCTACTGCCATTAGTATGTTCTATCCTCTATTTGTACTTGTGATTTTCTTACTTTTATTGCCGTTGCGATTAAGTTCATTCGGGCATCTTCAAAGGTATTAGTTTCTTTGTTATATATTTCGGGCGAACCACCAATTAACTGAGATTGTCTAACATTATCTATCTCATAGTAAGAACCATCGAATAAAATAACATCACCAATCTCTGGATAACCAAATTGTGAGTTTTGAATTGCATCAGCGGGTATTAGGGTACCATTTATATCTCGTAATTGTGGAAGAGTTTGAGTTCTTAACCTCTGTCTATTGAATCTGAACTCTACTAATTGTGTTTTATCTGCACCAAAGCCTTCATATACTACATTTTGAGGTTCTCTATCTACAATTGTCATTAGAGTAGCAGGTGCATGCCAAACTTTACCGAGAGATTCTCCATATAAGTTGGTTTTTGTTTCACCAACCGATACTTTGAATAGTACAACGGCTTGTTCTACCACATAATCAACCACTTCTTCAGCGATTGTTTTGATGAAATCCAAATCTCGTGCATTAAAGAACTTTGGCATATTATTATCCTATATAAATTGCTAATGGAACCTTCTGCATTACAGTTTGTTGTTGATCAACCATCGCTGCTTCGTTTTCCATTCTTGTTTTTTTACTTACTTCATTTAAGTTTTCTCTCAGTTGTTCTACTAAATTATCTTTTTCGGTTTGGGCTTCTGCTCGTAAAGCTGCACCATCTAAAGAAACTTCTGAACCTGGAATTGGAACTGTTGAATATTTTTCTCTAACTGCTCCTAACATTTCTTTTGAAAGGGCAAGAGTGTATTTTCTAATCCATTGTTTACCAACATCGTTAATATTTTGATATTGTGCGAAATCATATCCAATATTTGAATAATCAGATACTACATTTGGTAAAATAATTGCACCAGCTTCTCTTACATCTTTTTTTACAAGATATTCAAAATACATTCTAAAATCTGATGTTGGTTTTGGGAAGATTTGAAGTTTATTATTTACTATATTAAAAGTATGAGCAGATTTTCGTATCTGGTCATTCATTTCAATTTGTTGAATTCTTAATAAATCTTCATAAAGTGGCATTAAGATAAATTGTGCTGCAGGTGAAAAAGAACCGAACCCAAATTCATCAATTAAGTTAAGGGTTCCTTGTCCACTTACTGAATATGGGTCAAAGAAACGTTGAATAGCAGGAGTTGCTTCGTAAAATACAGTTGTAATATCTAATCTTTCACCACTTTCACTTACATCTGCCCAAAGAGTTTGTAAATCATAAGTTTGTGAATTAGAATCTACATCAATCCAACCTTTCTTAATATCAGCCCTACCACCAACACCAGAAAGTGTTCCGTATAGTTCCGATATGGCAATAATATTATTTAACTCCGAACCATTTACTGATTGGTGAGTATAATCGGTTCCGGTTGGTTGTCCTTCTAATGAACCGAGATTATTTCTGATATTGAATTGGTTTACTTGTGCAGAATATTCTGAAACTGCTTCTTCAAATACTGCGAAGAAGTTTTCTTGTTCCAATTCTACATCAATGATAGGATATCCCAATCTTTGTGCACACCATTTTGCTACTTTCGGTGCATCTGATTGGAATCTTACATCCGAATCATAAATACCGAAAGGAGTGGAAGAACCAGAAGTAAACGATGATGAACCTGTCCAAATACGAGCTTGAGACATATATTTCTCTCCTTATTATACAATTATACTACTATAAATATAAGATTAAGAAAAAGGAGAGAATAAGACATAAAAAAAGGGAACCGAAGTTCCCTTTAACTTTATTTAGTTACGTTTCAATTAAGAAAGAGGCTTTACTAAATCTAATGTTAGTTATACAATTGCTACAATTGGCCATGCGGGGTGTGATGATATAAATCCATCAACAACATCACTACTATCCACAGTTATATGTGTATACTTTTCAAAATCCGATTCTGATATTTCAGTTGGTGTGAATACCTCATCTTTAAATAGTATAATACCAAATTTATTGTTAGTTACTAATTCTGCATTTTCAGCCACTTCTTTAAATAGTTTGAATGAATGTAATGTTATTATCATAATTTTATTCTCCTATTTACTATAAATATAAAGTAAAACATTTAATCAATAAAAATTACTTTAAATAGTTAGGACCATAAAAGTTCCAACTATCATTTCCTTTGAAAATATTACCTCTACTATGTTTAGCAGGAGTTCTCCAATTTGCTGGTTTTAGTAAATCTCCTTTGGTAATTGGAGAACCTTGAATAAAACCTTCCACCATTGAGATGAATCCCCATACTGAACCATTATCCATTAGTTTAATATACTTTTTACCCATTATAACCTCAAGTGGTTCGTAAGGTTTGTAAGAAAAGTTCTTATTCCAATAATCTTTTCTTTCTTCGTTTACTTTGTTTAACCAAATTTCAAATTTACTTGTCATATTTTGTAGTTTTAAATCTTATTACATAGTAAATATACGATATATTTTTATATTTACCAAATTTCAAATGTTAAAGTTTTGTTAAAATTTAGACATAAAAAAAGGGAACCGAAGTTCCCTTTAATTATTGATACTCTATGGAATATCTAAGTTATTAACTTAATTAACGTGATTATACGTTAGCTAAATCTTTAACATAGATTTTACCGTAAAATTCTGGACGGACCATCTTCTTAGCGTATCTAGTCATTACCCCTCTACGTGGTGTAAAGTTTGTTGGGTCATAAACTAATGGAGTCATAATTAATGGCACGTAAGGTGCGTAAACTGCTCCAGTTTCTAAGAAGTTAGAACCTTTAAATCCTAATAAGATTTCGTTAGAAGTCATATAAGGGTTTTTGTAAACAGTATATCTGTTTGCAATAGCACCAATAGTAGTAACACCAGCTGCGAAAGTCATTGCATCTTTATCAGCAGATACACTAAATCCTGGAATAGATTCTAAGATAGTACATACATCTGGAGAAGCAACTACGAAGTTAGCTCCACCTCTAAGTGTTAATTGGTGTATTTTGTTAGATACTTTGTTTAATTTAGTTCCTAAAGTTTGGAACCAAGAGTTTTTGTTGTATGCTGCTGCAGAACCACCAGAAACCCAAGCACCAGTTGCAGAGTTGTACTCTTCACCTAATGTTACAGACCAGTATTCAGTTGTTAAAGCGTTAGCTTTTAACATATCTAAGATTTCAAGGTCAATCTCTAAAGAGATGTACTCTGATAACATAGAAGTTAATTCAGCTTCAGCATCAATTGAGTGGTATGCATTTAAATCTTGTGCCAACTCTGGAGTCCACACAGCTTTAAGTTTTCTAGTCTTAGCAACGATAGCCTCAGATTTCAACTCAAGGTCAACTTCTGGAATATCTAATGCAACACCACCTGAAGGATTACCTCCTATAACAGGACTCTTATCTTCAAAATCACCTCTGTTTTCAGCGGTTGGTTGTTTAGAGTAATCTACCCTATCAATTGAAGTAACTTCACCAGTTACACTTGCAAAGAATACGAAGTTAGGTCCGGATACTTTAGAGTGTGCTGGATAGAAATCTGTAATTGCTGAACCAGAAATTACAAATGAACGAACTGCATCTAAATCAGCATTAGGTAATTCAGACTGAGCTATGATAAGTTTAGCAACTGAACCAGATACACCAACAGTTGATTCTAATGCTGCATCATATCCTACTTCATCCCATGAAGCAGAAGTGTTAGAGATAACAGTTACGGTAGGAGTAGATACATCATTTAAAGTATATCCAAATCTACCTTCACCATAAAGACCGTTTACAGCAGCATCGGTTGAACCTAAATCTGCACCAGTACCACCGAATAAAGAAGTACCATTGTAAGCAGGGTTACCCGATTGAGCAGTTCCGTATTTAAAATCAAGATAGAAAATAAGTCCTGATGGTAAGTTCATTGGTTGAACACTAACGAATTCTTTTGATGCAATTTCACCAAAAATTCTTCTTACTAATGGAAGGGCTACACCACTCCACTCTTCAGAACCTGCACTTGTACCAGTTGCAGTTGCTTCGTCTAATAATTGTTTTGCTTGGTTCTCTAAAAGAACCGAAATTTGAGATTGCTCTCTACTTTTTAAACCTTCAAGAAGTCCAGTTTTTTCCCATTTAGATTGTAATTGACGTGTTTCAGCCAACATTACCTGTTGTGGGTTTCTTCCTTCCATAAGTTTAGATAAATCAAAATTTGCCATTTTATTTTTCCTTTGTTATGTTATTGTTACTTAATGTTTGCTAATTGTTTGAATCTATCAGCCATTGTGTTAGTTGATTCAGTAATTACCTTTTTAGAAGGTGCAGTACTAGCAACTGGTTTAGATGCGAATGATTCAGTTAATTTAGCCGTTTGTTTTTGTTTTCTAGCAGTACCACCGATTTTCAATGATTCAGCTAATGTTGAGAATACTAATTTTACTTCTCTAACGTTTGCAGTTCTGTCTAACGTTTCAACAACTTTCATTTTTTGTTCGTTGGTTAAATCGTAAGAACGGAATAATTTGTTAGTGTAAAGTAATTTAGCGTTTAACAAGTTAACTTCGTTGATAGTAGATTTCAATTGTTTGATAGTTTTGATAGCTTCACCAAGTTCAGCTTTAGTATCTTCTAATTCAGAATCATCTTCTTCTTCATTAACTTCTTCTTCTTCCTCACCATATCCCATTTCTCTTAGGATTTCATCAAGGTCGATTTCATCATCCATGTCATCTTCTGAATCCATATATTCTTCATCAGAATCCATTTCTTCTTCATCTTCTTCATGCATTTCTTCTTCGTGTCCACCTACCACATCAGATGCGATATCTTCTACTTCTTCTTCTTCTTCATCATCAAGTTCTTCTTCAAGTTCTCTAATGATTGCTTCCAAATCTAATTCATCTTCTTCTTCTTCAGAAATTTCTTCACCTTCTGCATTAGAAGTGATATCATCTTCTTCTGTGATTTCATCTGAATCTTCATCTTCTTCTTCACCCTCAGATACTTTAGCTTTTTCTGCTTCATCTGGTTCCATACCAACTTCTGCAGTTTCTACATCAGTATCAGGATTTGTTTTTGCCACATCTGACGAGTTGTTTACTTTGTCTTGTGGTTTTTTGTTGTCTCCATCGATTTTTGATGAATCCGCATCAGAAGTATCTTCTGCTCCGTACTCTTCGTTTACTTCATCCTCATCTTCATCTTCTTCAGCCATTTCTTGTTGAAGTTTTTGAGATAAGATAGATTGTAAACGTGGAGTAAATGCTTCTTCAAGAGCAATCTTAGCATTTGCAATAGCAGTTTCTCTAACAGCTTTAGCATCAGCGATGGCTTCTTTTAACAAATTTGAATTTGCCATAATTTACCTTTCGTTATTTTTTTGTTGTGAAAATATTAGGGATTTTCAATAGAAAATTAAAAATAATCGGTTTTTTGGTGACCCTACATAAGATTAGTGGGTATTCATTAACCAATAAGTAAACCCACATCTGAGTGGGTTATTAGTATATAAGTATTACTTATCTAACTTTAAACCATAGTTTTCTATGGTTTTTTCTTCTGAATTAGAAGATTTTTTAAATTTTATCTTCTTTTCGTTGAAAAGGGTTATGGTATTATCACCACTTTCCCATTTTTCAAACATAACTTCTTTGTTATTTCTACGTATCGCGTCAAGTTTCTTCTTTCTACGAACTGTCTTTGGTTTGGTATATTGTTTATTATCTTTTAGTTTTTGAAGATGACCGGAATCCATTCCTCTTCTTTTAAAGATTTTTAAGGCTCTGTTGATATCACCTTTTCTAACTTCTACCCTAACCTTAGTTGTATTTCTTGCCATTATATAGTTTTTAATGTAAACTTGATTGTGTATAAATATATATATTTTATTTTTTTAAGAACCTTTACCAGTACCTGATTTTTTACCACCAGTATGGGTAGAAACATTGATTGGTTTTTTACCTTGTCCAGCAGATTGAGAACCACCACGATTGGATTTATTTTGTGCTGCTCTTTTTCTACGAGTTGCAGATTCTTTTTCTTTTTTACTCATGGTTTTGGCTTTGGCAGCAGGAACACATTTAGCATATCCACTCTTTTCACCACTTGTTCCACAAGGTGGATGTTTACCACCCACTTTTTTTCCAACATTGACCCATTTAGATTTAAACCAATTACGTAAATCTTCGTTAGTGGTTTCTTCTATAATTTCATCTATAAGAGATTGTAGTTTCATTTACTTACTTAATAGGAATAATGCCTCTTGTGCATCTTGTGGGTTTTTAATCTTTGGGTCTTTGAACATATCAACACCATAACCACGTAATGAATTAGAGATAAATAACATTGTCTTACCATGACCTGCATTATCTTCCATCTGTTGTAACATATCGTAGAACTTCATTTCGTTTCCTTTGTTCATTTTCTCTGCTTGCTTATATTCATCTTTGTGGTTGTTGATATAAGTTGCAGTTGAATCTTTATAACCGAATTTTGCTTCGTTTACTGATGGGGAATTGGAAGGGTTTACATTATCCGAAACTCTACCACCTTGTTTAAGGTAATCACCAAATCCAGTTTTCTTTTGGTCTTTAGATGGTTTTAGTTCTTTTTTTACTTTATTATATGGATGTTTAACTTTTCCATCAAACCAAAACCAATCTTGAGAATTTTTAGAACCAGCTGTTTGTATAAATCCTTCTTTTCCTTGTTTGTTAACATATTTAACACCAAGTTTAAGTTCAGATTCGTTTACTGATTCACCAAAAAGTTTGATTGTAAGTTTTTCATTTGGATTACCAGGTTTACCAGATAATGCAGATGCGAAGTTCATTCTACCTTGTAGGTTTGCTGATTTTAATGCTTTGAATAGTTTACTACTATTTATTCTATTTTTATCAATAAAAGCTTGAACTGCCGAACCACGAGTACCAGTTAATGCGGCAATACCCATTGCTTCTTTACCTGCTGATTCGTTTACCGATTCTTTCTTTAATAACTTATAAGCCATATGTCCCATATTTACAATACCACTTTTTATAAACTTATCTTTATTAGATTGTTGTTTAAGTGCATCGTAAACTTGTAACATTAGATTTGCCGATTGTATATCTACTCTTACCTTCTTCTTTGAGTTAGTATCAACTATCAAAGCGTTTTGTTTATCTTTTACAATTTTTCTTAATTGAAAGATGATATCTTCTTCGTTAGCTTCGTTTACTGATTCATCAATTGCTTTACCAAATGGTTTTGTTTTAGCAATTTTAAGTAATGCTTGAATATCGGATGGTTTATTTCTATTGTATTTATCTGCGTTCTTTTTATCTTTGAATATAGCAGATATTTTTTTACCATTATCATCAATCATAATGATAATACCTTTTTTACCGAAATGTCTTTCATCAAATACAGATATTCCTTCGTTTACTGATTCAATAGCGTATTTTGCTTCTTTAGTATCCCATTCTTTTTTAGACATGGTACCAACCCATTCTACCCCACTTTGGGCTAAAATTTTATCTGTGTTCTTGTTTAAGAACATATTTGCTGCTCCAAGTGAGTTAAATACTTTAAGTAATTTCTTACCTTTATTTGTGTCTATAAATAATACAAAATCCATACTCTATTCCTTTTTTAACATTTTTTCCAAGTTCCACCTTTACCCTTGTAGTTCTTAGCTGCCCAACCATTAGCGTATGCCGATGGGTAAACATCAAATTTAGATTTAGCTGCTGCTTTAGATGCAGACCATTTACCAGCATCAGTTGGACAATTTTTCTCCATAAGAGTTTCTATTTTTTGTCCAAATTCATATAGTGCACGTTCTTCTTCGTTTAATTCGTTTTCTTCTTTGATACGAGTTACAATGTTACCACTTTCGGTTCTTTTAGAAACCAATACTGCTTGTTCAGCAACCGAATCTCCACAACCACCTTCAGTTACACCACCACATCCACAACCACAACCACCTTTGGATTCTTTAATACCCAATCGTGATTTCATTTGGTCCTCTGTGATTTCTCCCATTTTGTAATAACGAGAAAGGATATGTCCCATATCTTCGTATAAACCTGCCATTCTTTGGTCTAATGAGTTAGCTTCACCGGCAACTTTATCAAATTCTTTACCCAACTTATCTAACTCACTCATGTTTCTTTTGATGGTATGTTTATCAAACCAATCATCACCTTCGTGTATTGCAAGAGTTCTTGCTGCCTCAGTTATACCACCAAGAGTTTCAGCAACTTGAGTTAAATCTGATTTTCTATCCATCATTTCTTGATACTTGTTGTATGTAGAAACAATTTCTAAAAAGTGTTTTTTAACTTCGTTAGAAAGAGGTCTTTGTTCGTTCTCTTTAAGTAGTTGAGTTAGTTTCATTGTATTCTCCTATTATACTAAATCTTTTAATTTTGTAGATTTGTTTTCTTTGATTACCGATTGTATCTTTGCAGCAAAATCTTTTAATCCAGCCATTTTTAAAGCATATGCAATACCATCAAGAGCCTCTACACCATCCCAACCAGCTTCTTGTGATGCAGCAGTTCCTAATGTAGTTGAATCATCTTCATCTTCCGAATAAACTGATTTATATTTATCTCTAATTACTTTCATTTTCTCAGAATATTGAGGGTCATCCATTGATGGGTATTCTGGTTTCTCTGCCAATTCAGGTTTATCTTCTAACACTGCAATTAATGCTCTAGCTTCACTATGGAAGTTGGCATCAGTAAGTGCTTGGTAAGCAGCTTGTCCCATTGCAATTTGGTACTCATCCTTATCCATCTTATCTAAAGAAATACCTAATTTTTTTGCTTTAGCATTAACTACTTTATTAGTTTCCGGATTACCAGCTCTACTTTGAGTAGAATCTTTAGCCGGTTCTGATTTTTTAGTTGTATCTCCATCCTTTGAAAATGGATTCCATAAACCTCTACTATCAACTTCCTTTTGAGTTGATGGTGCAACTTTAGCATCTTTTTGATGTGGATATTTGGTTGGGTTGTATGGTTCTAATTCAGATGTATTTACATTACCATCTGCATCAGTTTTAGTTTCACCTCGTTCATCTGCCATTCGTACAATACCAACTGTTTTAGTTCTTGTATTATATACTACTTTATCAACTCCCATTTTAGAAGCATCTGACTGATTACTCTTATCTGCTTTTTTAGGTTTTTCTTTATCTTTGTTAAAGATATTTACTTTAGGTTTAGTTTCACCGGCAGAGGAATCACCTCCCTTCGCTGCCATATCCCCTTTAGTGGGAACAAACTTATCACCATCTTTTTTGAAAGTTGGTGCATCTGAATCTTTTTCTTTACCTTTTTCCTTATACTTACCATATCCAATGTGAGTGTATTTATCACTATCATCTTCATTGATGGGTTTCAAGGTTACTAATCCGCCTAATTTTATCATCGTATTATTTTTTGTTAGATTTACCTTCTACTGTAACTGTTTTATGAGTATAAAGGTCTAATTTACCATCTTCGGTAATCTTTACCTCATAATTGGTTTTACGAATATCATTATGTCCTCCTTTATAGGGAGTATCACCAACTTCTTTCGTATGTTTACCCAATTCTATTTTATTATCTTTAAGATAATCTTGTATACTAAATGCCATATTATACTGTTTGTGTTTTAAAAACATATATGGAACCAAATTCACCACCTGATACAGTATTTACCGAAAATGGGTAAATTACACCTTCCGTTAAATGACTTCCCTTCACAACACCACCATCAGATAGTGTTATATCACCATTATAATTACCAACTTTGATTACGGCACCAACACCATACATAGAACCAGTACAATGTAAGGTATCACCCCCATTTACTAATGTAGATGATTTTAAATTACCAGGATGTCCAAATTTATTAAATTCCATAGGTTTTATTTTTTATATTAATTCTGTTATTATTTCTCTCATCAAATCTTGTGTTTTACACCACTCATTACAAACCGCAGCTTGTTCTTGTAGTTGTCTATTCACAGATTCGTTCATTGGAGTCATAAATGCTCCATGAGTTGAAGGGTTAGATACAAAATCCCAACCAATCAATTCAAAATCTTCACCTACTTTTACTTTACCTTCTCCGATATTGGTTACTGAACCCATACCACGAGAAGAAATACCTAATAGGATACCTGCTCTGAGTAGTTCTTTAAGGATGTTTCCACTCGGTGTAGGAAGTATCTCTACTGTTCCTACTAAATCATCACCATCCCAATGAATCTCTCTTACGTTGTGGGATACGTTCTTTAAATTGATTACAGATGAATCTGGATGGTCTAATTCACCAAGTGCTCTACGTTCTTTAATAAGAACTTCGTATTTCTTAGCTTCTCTTTCCAAAATTTCTCTTGGATAGACTCTTCCATTTTGATTTTCTGCACCAGCTCTTTGTAAGATACCTTTAACGATGGATCTTCCACCCTCATCTTCTTGTACCTTACCTTCAAATAATCTGGTTTCTATTAATAAGTTATTCATTATGCACCCCAAGTTTTTCGTTTCTTAAATAAATCAAAGAAAATTGCAGAAACTTCTGTACGAATCATTTCACGAATCTTCTTTTCATCAGATTCTGTAATTTCTTCGTTGATGATACCCCACTTAACGTGTTGTATTTCTTCATCTATAATTTCTAACAATCTTTGTTTAGTCATTTTATTGTTTTGTTACGTATTTTTCATCCCAAACACCATCTTTACCAATAACATATACATTACCATTATTGGATTTTAGTATTTGTGTTACTTTACCTTTGATTGGTGCTTTTAAAGTAGGATAATTTACTATAACATTATCTCCTTTGTTGATTCCTTGTGATGTTTTAAATGCATCTCTTCTATTCATAAAGTTTGCATTACCAACTTCACCTTTATCTGAACCAATTCTTTCGTTTACGTTAGATTCTTTTAGTTTAATACCATGTGCATCATTCCACATATCACCAACATTATCTCTATACTTTTTATCTTTTTCAAAATCTTTAAAAGAATCTCCATAATGTTGTTTCATATGTGCAAAAAACGCAGATATAAATTTATCTTTGTTTTTATATCGTTTTGCCATCTTTCCAATTGTATTGGATTCATTTACCGATTAAAGCTTTAAATTTCTTTGAGCATTTACTAACCCATCGATAAACCCTTTTAACATTTTTTTAGTTTCAGCTTCATCTCTTGCTTTAATCGGTTTTTCTAAAACTTTTACATTGTATTTTATATATCTAACGATTGCGTTATCAACTGCATTCCATTTTATCTCTGCTTCGTTTACTACCGATTCGTTCTTATCTTCTTTATCTTCAATTGCTTTTTTAAGTGCAGGTGGAAGTTCTCCCTCACCAATAGATTCTTTCTTCTCTCCTTTACCTTTCCAGGCAGAATCTATTTTATTGAAAAATGTTTTCTTTTCTTCATCAGACATTTGTGGAATTGATTTTCCAGTCTTTTCTAATGCTTTTTTAAAGAATTCTTGGTATGCATTTTCTTCAACCATTGTTTCTTTAACGATTTCCTTTACTCTATTTCTTGATATTTTCATTATTTTTCTATCTCCTGAATGGTTCGTGCTATTTTAACAAGTCTTTCCTTTATCTTATAAATATGAGAATTGGTTCTTTTCCAATAATCCGAAGAATCTAACTCGTTCATTGATTTTATCTTATTATACCAATTAAAAAACTTTTGAGTTTCTCCTAATTGATATTTTAATTCTTTTAAACCCATTGCCATTTTTTTGTGGGCATGCATGGTTTCATCGTTTTTTAATTCTAACCAACGATTAACTGGTTGTTGTGGTTTTTTAGATTCGTTTATATTTTCGGTGATGTTCAATAATTTAACAACGCCGCTTAATCTTATAAATTCTTTACCAGCTACCTTAAAATAAGTATGTGTTACAAAATGTCCTTTTTCCATAGTAGTCTTAGAAAATGGAGTTACTTTTATAATTCCTGTTTTTGTTAATACATTAAAGGGTTTTTTTAATTTGGAAGTATCTAAATTTCCTTTATCTTGAGCGTTGGCCAGTGCTACAATATCAGTTAATTGAATTCCTTCATTAACAGATTCATTAATAGAAACGGATTTAACATAATTGTTTGGTATTACTATCACATCACTTGGTCCGGTTCTAAGTTTAAGTGGGTTTAGTTTTTCAACTTTACCTTTATATAGTTTTCCGTCCTTTCTTGTTACAGTAATGGTATCACCAACTTTATATTTACCTTCAGTAACTACTGATTCATTGAATTCTCTAGTTTGTTGAACACCCACCCAGTCAACCCCATTTATCAAATCTTTTTCAGATTTAAAATTAGGTGAATTTATAAATCTACCAGGTAAAAAATAAACTATATCTCCTGATAGAGATTTTTTCTTTTTAATTTTTCCTTTGGAGAATACTTGCCAAAAGTTTCTGTTGAATCCCTTTGGAACTTTAAATGAAATGTTATTTCCAGTTCCTTGTATGATTTTTAACTTTTGTGCATCTGAAATTTTTGATAAAGGAGTTTTAGAATCAATTCCATCTAATCCTTTTAACTGTCTTTCATTTATAGTAGATTCGTTATAAAACGATTTAAGGTACTTGTGAAATTCTTTATCACTTCGTACCTCTTTGTAATCTTTATTAGATAATACCTTTCTTACGAAATCTGCAATATCCTTTGAACCTGTTTTGATAATATCTAAATCAGCACCAAAACCCTCAGCAAGAGTATATCCAGCTTGGGTAGCTAATTTCTTTTTACGTTTCTTATCTTTGGAACCATTATCAGAAAAAGCGTTTGGAGTTTGATACCCTGCAACATTACCTGTTGTTGTAGCTTCATCCATCTCACTTTGGACTTCATCTATGATTTCATCTAAGTATGATTTATTATTTTGCTTTATTGACATTTTTGATTTCCTTAATTAATTCATAAGATAGCATCAATGCTGAAACTTGTTCATCTGTAATTTTTTTACCAATTTTTTGTTTTTTAAGAACGTTGATAGTTTCTCTTAATTTAATTTTGGTAATTTTATCACTCATACCTTTGTAGATAGTATGAAGTTCTGTGATAGTTTTTATTAAGTTTGCCTCATAATATTCACCAAATTTAGAAGTGTTGGTAACATTATTAATATATTCTCTCAACAATCCCTTTTGGTCATCATTAAGGTTAGTATATTTTTTGTTAAAAGATTCAGTTAAGATTTTAAAAGTAAGTAATCTTAAATCTTTTTCTTGTTTTTTATAATCTTCAATCAATTTATCTTCTATTACCTTAATAGATGGAGTTGAAGTTGAAATATGTTCTACTAAAGTTAATTTAGAATCAAAGACATCTTTAACATCTAAAACGTTAATTGCCTTTGCTTCAAATAATTTATGAATAGATGCAAGTACTTTATAGTTAGTGACTGGGGATGATAAAAATGTATTAATATCCAAAGTTTCCTTAATGGATTTAACTAAATTGTATTTTTCTCTTTTAAGTTTAGTATAATCTAAACGAGTATGTGCTTCTAAAATAGCATCAAGGAATTTTTCAGATTTAGATTCTGTATTATACTTTTCGTTAATCAGCATAGTGAATAAACGAAGTTCTTTAGATAATTCGGTTTTTCCACCAAAGAATTCTTTTACGATATTCTTTGATTTTTCTTCACTACCATTCAACACCTCAAGTGTAATTTGACGAGTTAATAGTTCAAAAAGAAAACCCGTATTTTTAAATTTTGAATGTCTAATTTTTTTCATTTTGTTTAATTCCAATTATGATATGGTAAAATTATCCTACTATAAATATAAATTTATATAAGATAAGTTAATTTTCTGTATCTTCAAGGATATTATCCTCACTTAACATACTACCGTTTTCGTGTAAATATTTCTTTTTTGATGCAATTCCGTTGATAAATTCTAAGGCTTTATCTTCTGAGGTTCTCTTTCTTTTAGAAGTTCTTTCTTTATCACCTAAAGGGTCTCTACCATATGGATGTTTATCTTTACCATAGGTTCCACCTTCTCTTGGTCTACCACCTTTATTTGTAATCTCTTGTTTAAGTTGTTCTAATGATTCTTCAATATCATCCGGTTCTTCGTTATCCATTGCAGGGTCGTTACCCTCATCTTCAATAGAACGGAAACGGAATCTATCTTTTAAATCATCTAACATTTTAACTCTCTGAACATCTTGTTCGCCATCAGATAATTTAAAGATATTTTCATATACCCAATCTTTAGATAACATATTCAATCCTTGGATATCTTGAGCCAATCTAATTTTCTCACTCCAAAGATTTACTTTTTCTTGTTCGTAAATTGTAGATGGGTTTACCAATTGTAATGAAAAGTTTGTCATTTCTGAATCAGTAATACCTTGTGAGTATAAATGAACAATTGCGATTTTAGATAACTCAGAAACTACTGTTCTTTGAATTCTTTCAATCGTTCTTGCGAATCTTACATCTTCTGCCGCAAGAGTTGCTTTACCATTTACATTTTCTTCATATCCCAAATATGCTCTTGGAATTTTTAAAGCTGCAAACATTTTGTTTTTTAAGTAATCAATATCATCCAATGAAGGAGTATCTAAACCTGGTAGGTTTTCAATAGATGTTCCACTATCACCACCACGAACCGGTAAGAAGAAATCTTCTGTTAGGTTCTGCATATTATACTTTAAGTTGTAATCACCTGTGTTTCTATCAACAAAAGGAACTTTCTTCATCTTATTGATAATTCTTTGCATGTAGTTATCAACTTCGGTAGGAGCAATATTTCCAATATCAATTTTGAAAACTCTCTTTTCAGGTGCTCTCATAATTCTGTGGATTAACATTGCATCTTCCATTAAAGATATTTGTTTCCACAATCTTCTACCATTTTCAATCATTGATTTTCCATAAGGTAACCAATTGGTATCTGCTAATAATCTGAAGTGTGCAATTTCAAAGTTTTCGTATGCTTCTTTTCCATTCGGATCCTCAGTAATTTTAAATTTTACCGAGTTTGGATTTGAAGGGTCAGTTCTTTCTAATCTTTCGGTATTGTAAACAGAATGTGGGGTTACGTTAACGATGCCCTTACCTTCTGCAACTTCTAAACCTAAAAAGAAATCACCATACTTACACATATTACGAACCCATGGCCAGAGGTTGAACTCTACATTCAATACATCGTAAAATAAGTTATTAAGTATATCTTGAACTTTTTCATTATCTGAATGAATTAACATTACATCACCGAATTCATTTTTCAAAGTAGATTCATCTGCGTAGATATCTAATGCAGAAGCAAGGATAGGGTCATTATCCATTGCATCATAATCTCTAAAAACTTCTCTACGAACTTGTTGGTATGCCATTGACTGTGCACCACCCGCTTGTTCATAAAAACTTTTTTGAAGTTTTGTGTATCTATCTCTTAGAGATGATAAGTTTGTTTGTTGTCTTTCATCAGTATCATATACTTTTCTCTTACCATCCTTATCAACCGTAACGATTGCTTGAGAACGAAAGAGTTTAGTTAATCTGCCAAAAAATGAAGTATCTGCCATTTTGTTTTTAATTTATGTTAATTACCATTTCCTACAAGACCAATATCTTGCTTTGTCTCTTGGACCAGGAGAATCACAATTGTGTCTTGCTCTGAAAGATTTCCTTGCTTCTGGATTATTCTTACGAATTTTCATCGTTCCTCCTTTAGCATTTCCACCTTGTCCAAAATTTACTTTTACTACGTTTCCTGTGGGGTTTTTAACATATACTTTAAATTTCTTAACATCACCTTGCATCGGTTTGCCAAGTTTTACATCTCTACCTTGATATTCGGCTTCATTGACATCAGATTTATATTCTTTCATAAACTCAACGAATTCTCTCAAATCATCTGAGTTATCTACATCATATTCCATACAATGGGATTGTTCTTCCAATAATATATTTTTTAATGATATCATAATCTTTTCTCCCATCTACAATATAAATATATAATAATTAAATTATAGTAATTTACATCTATCAAAGTGCCATTGTTTTAACTGAGGCTCCCCACCAACCTTACCACAATGAGGACAAGTTAGTTTTCGCTTAGGAATTCCAATTTGTGCTTTACTCATTTTCATCTTAGTTACATCACTATGAGTTTTACCAAAAAAGGGATGATTTGTCTTATCGGAATACTGTATCTTCTTTGTTTTTGATATTTTTTCCTTTCGTTCATCTGATAATGCAATACCCAATAATGATTCTCTTATTTTATTACGAGTCTTATCTGCAACAATATGTCCTTTAAGAGATTCACTAATATTATATCTATGTTCATCAGTAAATTTGATTCCACATTTAGATAAACTCATTTTTTCACGAGTATCGATGCTATGTCCAAGTGATGATGATGATCCACCAACAATTAGATTTATACAATCTTCTTTAGCGATTTCATTAATAGTTACAATATCCTTTTCGCGAATCAATAGTTCCTTTCTCGAATTACAGAATTCTATAATTTCTCGTTTGTGATTATCCTTACCATGTTTGTTTAGGGAGTAACGTAATCGTCTACCACTACCCAAATACCCATCTTCCAAATTATCCGTACTATGTAATCCATAATAATACTTACCACTTAGCAGATTTGTTGTTTTATAAATAAAATGATATTTTTTATCTTTTCTCATAATATAGTTTCTTTACTATAAGTATATTAAAATACAAAAATCAACCACTCTACTTTATCAACCAAGTCAAATCTTCTTGACTTCCATTAATATTCATTTCCCAAGGATTGTAATCCATTGAAGAGTTGCCACCAAACCCACCCAAATCGGTTGTTGAGTGTCCTATACTTCCCAATGTATTCATTGTTAAATCAATTCCTTCTTGTCTTAATCTAAGTGCAGTATCTCTTACCCACAACCCAATTGAAAGTGCCATTACCAAATCATCATTATAACCTCTCATTGCTTCTGCACGATTTCCATTCCATATAAAAGTAAACAATTCATCTATCAAACGAGTTGAACGAATTGTAATTGTTTTTTCTCTTATATATTGTTCCATTTTAGAAATAATAAGTGGTCGTGTTTTAGTTGTAGTTGAAAATCCTGGTTTTAAATTTTTATCTTCTGAACGATATTTGTTAGTAAGTTGATTTTCTACATCTACATACTTTAAATCTTTACTCATATAAAATAAGTTTGGATAACTTCTATCAATTACTTGTTGAATTACTGCCCAACCAATATTTGCATTTTCAATTACCAAAAGAGCGTTGTTATAATCGGTTGAGAGTGAAACTAAAAAATTTCCAAATTCTTTTGTTCCTAACTTTCCTTTATATTCTGCTACTTGAGTTGCAGATTCAATATCAATAACATGAGCAGAAGAAAAATCTCCTCCATCACCTCTGGCAACATCCGCAACTACCATATAAGATTTCTGATAATTTGGATATTCCCATTTCCAAAGGTTTCCATCAAACCCAGTCTTTTCAATTGGTGGCTGACAATAAGTTTCTTTGTAAAACATTAGAAGTTGAGGGTCTATAACAGTATCTCCAGAAGATACGAAATCACAATTATGTGAAACAATGCCATCTACATTGAAAATATTACCATTATCCACTTCAACAACATCATATAACTTAATCACATCAGTTCTATATGTAATTTTATCAATCGTTACAATAGTATCATCGTTTCCATCAATTTCACTGCCGATAGTTAATTGATTTGCTAGTAAACTGTTTCCCTTATAAATAAATTGATGTGTATCTGAACATTTTACTGTTTTGCCATTAGATAACTCAATATCATAGTGATGTGGTTTATCAAGTACGCGGATTCCGCCAAATGATTGATATCCACTTGGCGTAAGAATTTTATATTTTTTATTTAGTTTAAGTGTATAATCATTTTTCATATCTAATACGTACAAACTTACATTTTAATAATTTCGTTATTTCGTTTTCACAAATAATATCTTTTTTCGTTAAACTACCATCACTATTAAAATGATGTGGTTTATCTATTTCAATTACTACATTCTTTTCAACATCATATCCATCAACATAATATCCCAATTCTTTTATATGAAATTCACCACCATTTTCCGCATGTCTAAAATTGTAATGTAAGTATAAAAATTATAAATTATCATATAATTCTTCTAATGAAATTTCTTCAATTTTACCAGTTTCAATGTTTTTCACAGTAACCATAGAATCTCCCCACAAACAATCACATTCCTGTGCTGCTCCCTTTGGTCCTAAAAGCACTTCTTGTTCATCTCTCCAAGTTTGATTTCTTTCTGGATGAACTGACCAATGTAATCTGATAGTGTTGAAGGTATTGGAACCATCTTCTGCACCTACCCAAGTTTTGTGGAAGAAATTACCTACCCCATTTGGAGTTGAAAGAATAATTGCGTTACCACCCGTTGATAGTGTTGATTGTGCAGATACCCATATATCTTCAATTTTATCGATAAATGCTGCTTCATCAAATACCAAAAGAGATAGTGCTTCAGAACGACCAGCATCACTTGCAGCTGAAGTTGCTTTAATCTGAGAACCATTGGAGTATCGTAAGGATAGTTTGTTATCTTCTACTGTGGTTTGTTTTAACCAACTTGGTAGGTATTGATTCATTACCCTTACTTTGGTTACCAAGTTTTTTGCAACCTCTTGTTTAGTTGCAATTACAAGAACATTAAAATCTTGGTTGAATAACATTTTCCATAAAGAAAAACCTGCCGTTAAGGTAGAGATACCTGTTTGACGGGATTTTAGAATAATGTTATATCTTTCTTCGTGAAACTGAGTTACGGTTTTTTCTTGAAATGGAAATAAGTGAAAAGGTATCTTTCCTCGTACCGGATGTTGAATCATACAATACTTTTTCATAAAGTATATCGGGTCTCCGGCACACTTCTGATACTCTAATTTAATTATATCTTTTAACGATTGTTTAGCCATATTATTGTTGTAGTACTAAAATTCCAACCGCTCCAATACCAACATAGGTACCCAATTTATATAAGAATGATTTTCTCTTTTCAGATTTTAGTTCTTTCAGTAATTGTTTAGATTTTTCTGCTTCCAATCCAAATTGTTCATCTTTTTTAGAAATGATGGTATTCAAATTAAAAACGTTGGTATTTAAATTACCAATGATAGAATCTTTTAAAACAACTTTCTTTTGTTCTAATTTTAAAAGTTCAATAGTACTTAGTAATTCTAACTTTGCACCATCACCACTAATTAAATCTTTAATTACCAGTTTTACGATAGGTTGCCTCAAAGATACTATCGTATCGTTTTGTGAAAAACTCTTGAAGCTCACTAATAGTAAGCTTATCAACAGAATTAATTTTCTCATCTGTATTTCTCCTTATTGAATAAATGTTATTTTGAACTCTATCGATATCACCATCGATTAATTGAATTTCTGTGTGTAATGATTCTATTAAATTATCTAATTGGGTATTCATATCTTGAATAGAATCTATTTCTTTACCAATGTTTTCAATTTTTTCGTTGAATCCATCAATATCAGTTTTAATCTGTCTCATATTGTACAAATTAAAAACCACTATACCAAGTATAACGATTAAAATTAAATATTGACTCTTACTACTTCCCATATCTTATAGGTAATGTTCTAAATTGTTTTTCTTTAAGGCTGCAAATGCCATAATTCGTTTGGTTTCCAACTCTTCTAATTCTTTGGTACCATTATCTATCATTTCTTGTATATCTGTCTTGGTTTCTTCAACTGATTTTGGTAATTCCCACTTTTCAGTAGAACCATCTTCGTTTATATATTCGTAATATGGTTTAACATCTAAAAGAGCTTGGTTAAGTTCTTCTAATCTCATCTTACCATATACCAACATGTTAGTTGATACCTTATATTCTTCGTATTCTTTCCAAAAACCACGAGTTCTGATGATGTGTTCTTGTTTTATCATACAATCAAGACAAAACCCACTCTTTTTGATTAAAGTTTTATCTTTTGTAGTTTTTTTGATGGTTTCACAATTAGGAGATTTACATTCACTTCTTTTTTGAACATAATTACGAATTTCTTGTAGTGCATCGGAGTTTTTACCACTCTTAGTTACAAATCCATCTTTTTGTTCGTATTTGTGATGTGCATCTTCCCATACATCCCCAATTTCATGGGTTTCCTTTGCCTTAGTGTACCCAATGCTGGTGTTTTTATCGTACACACCAGTTTGTACCATATCTACCAACTTTCTACGAGTTGGGTGCATGTATTTTCGTTTGAATTCTTTACTCATTGTTACATATTAGGTTATACCTTGATATATAAATATATAAAAATATAGAAACCGATAAATTTAGAAGAATATACCCAATAATTGGTTTACAGATGCGAATGCTCCGGTTAGTTTCATCGTATGTCCTTTATATTGGAAAACAATTCCTTCATTTGGTACAATTTTAGAAGGGCCACCGATAGATTGTAATCTTTCTAACTCTAATTTGAGTTTTGCTATCTGTTTTACATCACCTGATTTCTTAACATCTTGGATTGTCTTATCAATTCTTTTTTTAATTGAACGAACTGCCTCATCTGGATTTACAGTAAGTACTGATGAGGTAAATTCTAATACATCTGCACCAACACCTAAGAAGATTTGTTCAAATTTCATTAAATTTTGTTTTGAAATTTTACTTTGGTCTTCTTTATCAGTTTTTAAAGCCCATTCTAATGTTTTTTCATCTGAAATGGTATTTTTATCAATTCTAAAACTCTTATCAAAGAATGCAAATCTTTTAACTAACCCCATTAAGGTTTTATTATCCAATGTTGATGGTGAATTTTTAGTAATCCATTGAGACCACCATGCTTGATGATACTCAGCAACCCCATCAGTATCCTTTAAACCAAATTCTTTTTGTAATTTGGAGATTTGTGAAGTATATTTTCCTTTTTTAGAAGATAAAGTTTGTGATTTTGGTAAAGAAATTACAGGAGGACCTTGAATGGTGTAATTATCTTGTACATCTTTGTTGATTTGTTTAATCATACCTGCCAAAATTCTTCCTGCTTCGGCGTTTTCACCGATTGCAACACCACTTTCATCATATTCCATAGTACCATGTAGTACTAATAGAGGTTGTCCATAAGGTATTACGTTAACCGAAGTTGGATAGATAACTTCGAGGTTCATAAAACAAGAACCTCCCTTAAACACCTTCTCTCTTTGTGCTTGTGATAAAGATTTTATAGAATCCGAAAGGTCTTTCATAGCAAAGTTGTATGCTTTTTCTAATTCACCTCTATTTGCGAATTTAGTTGCTACACCTTTTATATCCAAAGCGTTCTCACCTTTGTTTTTAAGATGTCCTTTGTTTCTAGCTGCAACTAATCTTCCACCTACCCAAGAAACTGCAAGTGCCTGTCCATCGGTTTTTTCTCGTGTAAATTCTAACGTTCCGTCCAATGCACGATTTACAATATCTTTTAATTGCCCAAAGGTTAAATTGATTTCAGTATCAAATGGATGATTCATATGTCCGTATGCACCACCTTCCATTAAAAGTTCTGATTCGTTTATATTTTCTTTGATTAATTGCTGTGATGATTTGGTTGTTGGTAAAAACATTTCAACAATGTGATTATCCATATCTTCCAATAATCTTTCTATACTATCTTTCATATAATTTTGTGTATTAT